CAAAAGGCTTTTATGGATGGAACAGTTGCAGTTCCTTTTGTACTACTAACTGATAAAATATTTATAAAACCATCAGTATTATCTACCTCTTGAGTATTTTCAAATACTTGATTAAAACCTTTAGATTTACTAAATGAATTAGTTCCTAAAGATAAATTTACATCTACATTTGCCATCTTATTGCCTTTCTTACCTTAAATGATATTTTAAACTTAAATTTATTGTCATGTCGTCTGTGTCAGATGCCTCTGCAAAGGCTACTATTGCTTTGCCACTTGCAACATCTGCTGTATTAATTGTTAAAGTTCCGATAGAAACCCTATCATCTCCTGTAGTTACAGGACTTAAACTATCTGAAGCAGAACCTGTTTGTGCTAATACTACACCATTTGATAAATCTCCTGCAGTAGATCCTGCTCCTGTTACTATATCATACTGCATAATATGAATATTTACAGTAGATGCAGCATCAGAACCCATAATGTATTGAACTTCATCTATAGTTATATTACCTTGTAACATCCACAATGCAGGCACTAGTTCGTGAGAAGCAGAGGATAATGTAAGAGATGTAGCAGGATTTGTTCCTGTACCACCCCAAGCAGAAGCATTTGCTTCTCCTGTATATACACTTACCTCAGGCATACCAACATTAGCCATCATAGCATGATGCTCATTTGCTGTTGGACTAAAATCAAAAAGACCAAACTGATGATACTGTGTATTAACAGTATGCTGTCCTAAACCTGCTTTTACTATATCATTAGTAGAATCTACGGTTAGTAAAGCATTACCATCAGCATCAAAAATAACAGTATTAGTTGTTGAGTCAGCAGCAGGTTGTACCTTTAAATTTCTATTAGATAAGTGTAATGCTGTTGTATCTCCATCTCCACAGGTTATTTGCTTTATCGTAGTAGATATACCTGAATTTGAATTGCTTGTATGCAGTATATCTTTATATACATCTTTTAAAGCATTTCCTGTAAAACTTGCCATTATTTATCCTCTTTTTTTTCTGAGCCTTCTTTTTTCTTCTTTTCTAAAAACTCTATAGCACCCATACATTTAATATATGCTTGCTCATACTGTTTTAACATTTCTTTTAATTTATCAAGCTCTTTATCTATATCTTGCATTTTTGCCCCTTATTCTTTGTTATAATATAATACAATTAAATTTTTACCACAAATTACCTAACTTGTTATATCATGCCTAAAGACTATAGTTACATTTGTATCAGCAGAATTAGATGGTGTAGTTATTTGAAAACTATACAATCTTCCTTTAGTCATAGGTGCAAAATCGCTACCTAATCCTGGACTTGTCATGTCTAAATCTAAAAATGTATCATCTGCAATATCTATAGTATGGTCTTTTCTATAAATCTGTGTACCAGGTACTTCTGTTTCATCTTGTGCTTCTACAACTCTTAAGATTAATGTACCATTTTGTGCTATTTCAGACCTAAAACAAAATTTTTCTATCCTACAATTATAAGGTGCTAAAAATCCTAAAAACTCATTTCTTGATGTTCCAGTTGTTCCCTCAAAAACATATCCTGTTATGGGTAAAATACTTGTTGTTTGAAAAGCAGCATATCCTATTACTTTAGTTTCATAATGATATTTACCTACACCAATTATATCTGTGCCTGCATCATCTGTAAATGCTAAACAGTTAGGAGTTTGTGAATCAACCCATATTTGCCCATACCCTGCTGTATCTGTAAGAGCATTAGCAGTTTCTGCAATTTTTAAAGGAGTATCTGATTTGACTTCTGTAGCAGGGGTTAAATTTAATCCTCCATCAGGATTTATTGTTAAATTTGCAGATGTACCTGCTGCATCAATAGTTGAAATTAAAGTAGCACCATTTGCAGAAGTAGATATAAAGAAAAAATCATTTGTGCTTGCACCTGCAGATTCATACAAGATTAATCCTGATTTACTACCTGCTGTTGAAAATAACCCAAAAGTAGTGCCATCATCTTTTAAATTAATAAAACCACCATTTGCATCTAAGTTAATATCTCCATCTACATCTAATGTTAAATCTCCTCCTGCTATAATAGTATCTAATGAAGTAATAGTTAAATCGCCACTTGAATAGGATACATCTGACAAATCATTTAACGCTGAAGCACCTCCACCACCTGCATTATCATCTACATATTTTTTAGTTGCTACATGATAATCAGAAGAAGGTGTATAATTGCCACCATTATCTTTTGCAGTTATATTTCCACTTGCAGCATCTAAAGTTATATCTCCATCTATATCTACAACTAAGTGTGCAGCAGTAGCATCATCATCTACTGTAATTATATCAGTAGCTCCATGAGTGTTTGTTTGTATACTAAATGAATCTCCTGAGTCGTCAGCATCTTGTATTAAAAATTTAGAATTTACAACATCAAAAGTAAACATTGATATGTTGCCTAAAGAACCAAAACTAAAAATACCTGCTGTAGATGTTGTTAAATTAAAATTAGAGCCTGATGCAACAAAAAATGGAGTACCACTTGAAATAAACAAATCTAAAGAACCTGTAGAGTTTTTTGATGTAAATCTTACATTTTCTTCAGGTCTTAATTCTAAATACTCAAAATCAGTTTGAAGTAAAGGGTTTTTAAGATTACCCTCAAGATGAAAATCTCCATCTATTCTTATTTGATTTTTGGATAAAGAAAGGGGAGATGCACTCTCCCCAATTCTTATGGGTTTTTGATGATCGTCTAAAAAACTATCTTCTGCTAATGATATAGGATTTTTTCTAGCAGGTTCAAAAGAACCATCAGTAATAGATTGTAGTTGAGGTAGACGAGCTCTTGGCATTACTTGCCTTTCATTTTTTCAACAATAGGCTTTATGATCATATCAAAAATGACATCATCTTTTTTAGAAGGACTTAGTTTTACCACCTTCTCAATCACATAAACTGCTAATAGTACATATTCCCAATTTGATGTTAAGAATCCCATAATATCTCCTTATTTTTTAGTTTTCTTTTTTATTCGTTTTGCTTTACATCCACATCCAGTACAGACAAAATCTGCCTTAGGGTGCGATAACTTTTTAAGGATTGCAATGTCTTTCTCTACTTGTTCTATGTATTTACCATATTTACTAATGTTCTTTTGCAATGATTTAACTTGCCTATCCAATTCATTTGGTTCTTCTACATACTTTTTTACTTTATCTAACTTAAATTCTTTCAGTAGTTTTTTTACTACAATTTCTATAACTTTCTTAACTATCAATCCTTGTATCATTGTTTAATACCTAACCAACTTAAAAAAACTCCAACAATAACTAAAGTTGTTTTACCTACACCTCTAATCCATGAAATTTGATTTTCGTTCTCTCTAACTCTACCGTTTAATCTTAATAAATGTTTATTATTATCATTAACTTTTTCTTTTATATGTTCAATATCAGAACATATCTTAGTTAAATGAATAGTTATATTATTTCTGTATTCTTCAGTATTATTTTTTTTCATCTTTATATAACTTTGTTATAATGTTTACCAATGACTTATAACTGCTCTCAATTCCTTTTTGACCTAGTTGCATTAACTTTTGTTGATCAATTAATTTTATTATAATACCTTCTACTCTTGAAAAAGACTCTCTTAATTCTTTAGATAATTCTTCCTGTATGTATTTGTTCTGCTTTTGTATAAACCACCAAAATGCTGCAGCAACAACAAGAGGCACACCATATCTTTCTAACAGCTCTAACCAATCCACTATTTCTCACTTCCGTCAATATACTCGCCCCAAAGAGTAGTTCTTCCATTTATTATTTCTACTACTTCTACTTTAAAATCGCCATTGTTAAAAAAATCAACGACAGCAAAAGCATGATTCCAATTATTTAGATTGCCTCTCATCCACTTATTCTTATCTGACTTTGTGTCTTTTAAGCAACCTAAACTCCAAGCACTCTGTGTGCCACCTAAACCTGTTTCTGTAAATCTTTGTAAGTCATGAGTATGACCATACATTATATTTTCTTTATATGCTGATAAGTGTTTTTTAGCGTGATGTATTGGTACATAATCGCCATGAGTAAAATTCAACTTACCAATCTTTAATTTTTTATCAGATATATATTCCCAGTATTTATATCCACGACTTTTTAAATTAAGTGCATTTTCAGTCATGTACTCTGAAAGATAAGGATGTTTACTAACAAATTCATCTAACCATAGTTCGTGATTACCTTGTATAAAATGTCTTTCCTCGCACTTTATAGCATCCAGGGATTCATCTATCTGATCCATTCCATTATTAACAGATTTTATCTCCTTGTCTAACATTGGAATCAAAACCTCTAATGGTGGCTTTTCTTTATTCTTCCAATGATGCCTGCTAAATAATGACCATTCTCCAGTATCGCCTAAATCAATGTATATATCAGGCTTTATTTGTTCTATAGCCTTACAAACAACATTAATAGCTTTTTGGTCATGTAATGGAAAATGTTTGTCAGGCGTAACTATAGCCCTTTTCTTTACAGCGTATTGGTTTTTAGGCATAGATTTCCTCAAAATTTATTGAGGTAATTTAATGTAAAAACTTGAAATTTCCTAATCAGAGGGGATAGATGCGATGATGTTACTAAGCTCTTTTGCTCTGCCTTTAGTTTGCTTTGCCCAAAGCGAATCAAGCATCTCTGTTGATGCTTCTTCATACTGCCCTGTTTCTAAATAATAAATTGTTTTTTTAAATTTAGAAAAGCCTCTTATGCCAAGCTGATAGCACATATTAACAACAACTGCTTTCGCCTTATCATCTACATCTTTAAACCAAGGAAATGCAATAGTAATTCTTTCTAGTAATGTATGCAACTTCCTTAACAATATCAATGTTGCAACATCTTCATCTATTATTAAATCTTTGATAGCAAAGCCATATCCAATGGTATCATATCCCTGTGTACACTTATAAACTTTAGATCTGAATCCTTCGTGTTTTTTTATGTCTTCTACAATATTCTGTAGTTCGTCAGGTATCATTTTTTATTCTTTTTAGTTTTCTTTACAGGCTTCTTTCCAACCTCTGTCCAACCTAATTTTTTTGCTGCTTCTACATCAGCATCTTTAAAAATTTTTATTTTTCCTTTTCTGTTAGGACTTTCCATTTTTACCATTTAAATCTCCTTGATTAAAGTATAAGGGGGCAAAAGCCCCCATATACTATTTATTATTTGCTAACCTTCTTACGAAGCAGGACTCACAAGTGCGAAAACTTTTCTGTTTCCTGCAGTTGTGCTACCTATAGCTAAACAACCATAAACACTATCTGCAACAAATCTTGTAGATAATGTAGGTAAGTGATAATCACTTTGAACTCTACCTTTCATACCACTTGCATAAGCAATATGTAGGGCTTGTTTGTGTATTAAGTATCCAAGTAATACTTCTGACTCATCACTTACACCGTTAGCACTAAAGTTTCCAACAGGTGTAGCAGATTGAGCAGCCGTACCTGAGCCTGCACCATAGTGCATAAAGTTATTAGAAACAATAACTTCAACGCCACCAAGTTTACCTGCGAAACCACTAATTAATGGAACTTCACTACCAAATGAATTACCAACACCATCGTATCTAGCAAAGTCAGCTAATTTAAACAAACTTGAGTAACATTTTGGTGTTAAAACCATAACGTAATCATCCATTGTAGAGTCGTTTGTGTAAATTGCTTCCATCATGTTAGAAACACCTGCTGCTATAATATCGTATGAATCATGTGTTGTATTTAGCTCAATAGTGTTTCCTGCTTGATTTCCATCATCAGTACCGTTAGCATAATTAAATGCAACTTCTTCAAATAATTTTAAAGCGATGTACTGGTCTACTTTTTTAGCCAAAGCATATCCTAATTTAGATGTATAAAGATTCATTACATCGTAAGATGACTGCTGTTTAGCTACATCAGTAATTGCAATAGCACTATGGATTGCTTGATTAATATCAAGAGTATACTCTCCTTCTGCAGCAGTTGAATCATCAAATGCTAAAGGGCTGTCAATTAGTGTTTCAACAGCAACAGTACCACCACCGTAAGTGTCGCTTGCAGTAACTTCTGTATGTTTTGGTAAATGGATTCTATCTCCACCGTTTGCTACCATGCCTGACATATCATTTGCCAAAGCACCATAGACTAAGTTTTTTTCCATATAATCCATTATAGATGCACCCCATACCTCAGGTATGAAGTTTTGTAGTGTAGAATCAACGCCTGTGTCTCTTAATCCACCTGCGAGTGCTACGTTATTTGTAGGGGCTAATGCCATTTTCTTCTCCTTTACCCTCTACCCTTTGTCGCCAAATATTGGTAATGTGCTCTTTTCTCAGCATCTGTCATGTCTTTCCATTCTTTATCAATTACTGGAGCTTTACTTCTTCCTATGGCTTCAGGAGCATTGGGTTTTGTATTTTTAATTTTACTCGTAACAAATTCAAGAGTGCTCAAATCTAATTTAGATAATTGCTCTCTTTCTTCTTCAGGATGGTTTTCTAATAAGGTTGCCCTTCTAGTTTCCTCATATTGTGTCCACTTATCAGCATTAGAAGATAAACTATCAATTTTAGAAGATGCCTTTTCGTATAAGGTTTTAAAATCTTCTTTTTCTTTTAGTTTAGCTTCTTCTTGCTGTGTGAACTTTTTTTCTAACTCAACAATACGAGCTTCAGCATCCTGGGCTCTTTTTCTGTACTTTTTGCTTTCTGCAATATACTGCTCACTTGAGCCAGTTTGAGTAGTTTCTGTAGCAGGACTTTCACTTACTGCTTCGGTCGCTGCCTGTGTATTTTCTTCGGACATACTGTCCTCCTTTTTGTTATTAAAAGCTGCAACTATACAAATTTTTGCATAATTTACGCATATAACTTAAATTAAAGTTAGAAATTTTGCAAATTTTTGAATAACTCGCAATTAGATTATAAAAAGAAATGGTTTGAATTCATGGGGTACACACCTCACTATGGTCAAACCAAGTTACATTATCCTAAAAAGGATAGTGCAAGGTTTTTTGTCATGGTATGTGGTAGAAGATTTGGAAAGACTACAGCTTCAGCGATGGAGGCAACTTATTACGCTTCTCAGCCTGATAAAAAAATATGGTTAGTAGGATTGTCATACGATAAAGCAGATCTTATGTTTAGAGAGGTTTGGAAGAATATGGTAATAGGTCATGCTAACGATATTATAAGAGCTTCTGAAAAAGAAAGATTTATAAAATTTAAATGGGGCACAACTGTAGAAGCTAAGTCTGCAGACAATCCTGACTCTCTTGTTGGAGAAGGTTTGGACTTGCTAGTTATAGATGAAGCTGCTAAAGTAAAAAGGCGAATATGGGATATGTATTTATCGCCAACTCTTTCCGATAGAAAAGGGAAGGCAATATTCATCACGACTCCTGAAGGATTCAATTTTGTTTACGATTTATTTCTCTTAGGCAAAGAAGATGATTTATGGGAATCTCATCAAGCCCCTTCGTGGGATAACCATTTTGCCTTCCCTGACGGAAAAAAAGACCCATTTATCCTTGAAAGAAAAAGGAATATGAGTAAGGAGATGTTTGACCAAGAGTATGGAGCAAGATTTACTTCATTTGCAGGTCGTGTTTATCCGTTTGAAAGAGATTTAGATACAGGGCATTATCCATATAATCCAAACTTTGCTACTTATTGCTCTATTGACTTTGGTTATCGTATGCCTGCAGTCGGATGGTTTCAGGTGTATAGGGTTGGTGGTATGTGGCATATAAATATGATAGACGAAATACTACATAAAACAAATATTAAAACAGACGAGTTAGCCTTGAAAATTAAGGCAAAACCATATAATGTTCTTAAATATTATGGCGACCCTGCAGGAAAACAGGCTCAAGGTCAATCAGGTTTAGGAGATATAGAGATTTTTAGGAGAAAAGGAATCGTTATACACACCAAAAGAGATAAAGTGTCAAGAAATATATCTTCAGGCGTATCTCACGTCAGAGGATTTATAGAAAATGCAAATAATCAAAGATTTTTTCATGTTAATAAAAAATGTACAGGTATGATGGAAGATTTGGAAAACTATCGTTATCCTGAAGCAAAAGAAGGACAAGACTTAAAACCTGAACCACTAAAAGATGGTTATCACGATCATGGAACAGATATGTTAAGATATTTTTTTATAAACCAATTTCCAATCAAGCAAAGAAAATTTAAAGTGAGGACAAGATGAACATAACAGTAGAAGAAATAATAAAACAATCAATAGAAGAAAACAAACTAGCAAATCAAAAGAGCAGAAGGCATTGGGTAAGGCGAATGTTAGACTATTATGGAGGTAATGCAACCAATCAATACATTCATAATTACTTTAACTCTGCAGCCTTTCAAGAAATACCACCTTATAATGCTAATTTTACAAGAAGATTTATAAATAAAATGAGCAGAATATACACAGTTGGTGCAAATAGGAATGTAAGTCCTCAATATGACCAATTAACTGTTAAGAAAGATGCTAGAATGAAGCATATTGAACGTATGACTCGCTTGATTGGTACTGTTGCAACTCAAGTTATTTATAAAGAGTCGCATGGAAGACCTCATTTTGATTATAGACCTGTTTATTATTTTGATGTTCATCTTAAAGACCCATACACACCTGCTGCGATAATGTATCCTCTTTTAATGCAACCTGAAGACACTTCGTATACTGATAAAATGGAATATGCTTACTGGGATGAGTCAATTTATGCTCAATACGACCAAGATGGCAACATTGTAGAAGAATATGAGCATGGATATGGTGTTATACCCTTCTTATTTACCCACAGAGAAGAACAAATAGACGAGTTTTTTGTAGACGGAGCAGTTGATATTGTTGATTGTAATGAGCAGGTAAATATAGCAATGACAGAGATGCAGCTCGGACTTAGATTCCAAATGTTTGGTCAGCCATTTATGACAGGGGTTGATAGCGATAAAAGAATTGAAAGAGCAGGTTCAGACCAAATATTAGACCTTCCTGAAGGTGCTACTTACGACATTGCATCTCCACAAGGCGATATTGAAGCTGTAATTGAGAATATTAAGTTCCAATTAGACCTCGTGGCACAAAATAATCACTTATATGTGCAATTTGCACAAGATGGTGGCGAAACTCCTAGTGGAATCGCACTAAAAATCAAAGATTTAGAGAGATTTGAAGATTATCAAGACGATTTAGAGCTTTGGAATATGTATGAGCATGATTTATATCATATTGAGAAACATATAGCAGAATATAACAACATTAGACTACCTGAAATGCTAAAATTAGACTTTAATGAGCCTGAATATCCAAAAACTGTTCAAGATCAGATAATGCTAGACGAACATAGGCTAAAACATCACATGATTAATGAAATTGACCTGCTTATGTCTTATAATAAAGACTTAACTAAAGATGAGGCTGCAAAAATCATACAAGACAACAAAGATTTTATGGAAGACCCTCATTATGCTGCAATGGAAGGCAAACCTGTAGAGCAAGCACCTGAATTAGAAGAAGAAGTTGAGGAGATTGATGAGTAAGAAGCAAATAGAGGCTAAGGTAACTTATGATGCAGGTCGTTTGGCAAAAGAAATGCCAAATATGATAAAAAAATTGCTGATAGATTATACTACTCAAACAGGTAAAAATATTAAGAGTAATATTTTTGAAGGCAAAGTAAAGCCTGATATTAGTCAAACCACTAAAGATATAAGAAGAAAAAGAGGGCAACTTGGCTCTCCACCTTTATTTGCATCAGGAAGACTTTATAATAGTATAAAAGTTAAAGAGTTTAAGACTACAGCCTCAATCAGTATGAATCTATATGGAGCATTGCATAACAAAGGTTATAATACAGCACCAAATTCAATGATTCCTAGAAAAAAAGTGCCAAAAAGAGAGTTTATAACACCTAAAGAAGGAACTTTTGATAGGTTAGTAAAGAACTTTGGCAAAAACATATCTCAAAAATTTAAAAAAGCAAAATGATGATAGAAGACGATATATTAATACCTGAAGATGTATATGACGAGATTTGTATTATACTAGATTGTGATTATATATCTTTTATGGGAATTAGTTAGTCTTTGAAGACTCTGCTTGAATTATTTTATTTTGCCACTCTTTTCTTTGTCCAGGGGTCGGTCTTCTACTTTTTAATGGCTCTACTCCTACTTTCTCTGCTCTCTTACGCCATCTATACCACTCTTTTTGCTTGGCATTATATTTTACCCTTTGTTCTTCTTTTTTTATTTCTCTTATTGTTATTTTCTTCTCTTTAGCTGCTCTCTTGCCTTGATCTTCTGTATTTCTTGGTGGCAGCTCCTCATCTTCAACAACAACCTCAGAAGCGACATCTATTATATCTTCATCACTAACAACCTCTGCAACCTCTGCACTTTTTAAGAACTTCTCAAACGGACTATCAATCGTAACATTAACATTCTTTACCAACTTACCACTATGCTCAAGCACCAATCTACCTGCCTGGACATTGCCTTCTTTAGCCTCTCTTACCATAGCATTTAACACAGCAGGTATCTCTATACCAAACTCTAACATATACCTATCATATATCGCCTCAACAAAATTTGGATCTTGTTTCCACAAATGCACAGTACGTTCTGTGACTCCTACTTTTTTTGCCACATTTTGGATTGTGAGGTGTGGATTTAGAGCCAAAAGTTCGGCAGCAAGGGTTTTGGCAGGGTTCTTCTTAATATCGGCTAATTCGGACATATTATAATATAAGCATTTTCAAAGATAACTTCAAAGTTCTTACGAAAATTTTATTTGAAAGTTAATTTTTGGATTTTGTGTGGAATGTGAACTGACGACCACGGGGTGTTGTTATACGTCTTATGG